AGAACTTCCCGAGGTCAGGCGAGAGCCTCGACGCCGCAGCGCTGGTCTGGTCGAAGGCCCCGGTCATCGTGGGTGCGCACGACTCCGGACCGCTGATCCGCTCGAAAAACGGGTTCTGGCTGGCGATCCCGCTGCCCGCCGCGGGCAAGTCCCTGCGCGGCGGCCGGATCACGCCCGGTGAATGGGAACGGCGACGCGGGCTGCGCCTTCGCTTCGTCTATCGCCGGACGGGCCCGAGCCTGCTGGTGGCGGAGGGACGGCTCAACACGAAGGGCCAGGCGGTGGTGTCGCGCTCCAAGACCGGGCGCGGCAAGGTCACCGCCCCGATCTTCCTGCTGGTGCCGCAGGTCAAACTGCCGAAGCGGCTGGACCTGGCGCGGGATGCAGACCGGGCGCTGGACAATGTGCCGGGTTTGATCGTGGCGAACTGGGTCGAAACCCGGTTCTGATCGTTCAAGCCGCTCTGCCGTGGACCTCGATCGTGACATGCGCGAGTTCGTGCAGGTCTGCGAGTTGTTCCCTGTAGGTCGCGACGGGCTTGGGGTCGGAACTCAGGATCGAGATGATCGCTCCATGGTGGCCCGGTCCGAGTTGCCACACATGCAGATCGACGATCTCGTCATGCTCGCTCTCGATGGCAGAACGTACCTCGGACGGAAGCTCCTCGTGCTCGGGCAGATAGTCGAGCAGGACCGCACCGCTGTCCCGCAGGAGGCCCCATGACCAGCGCAGGATCACGAGAGCGCCGACGATGCCGATCACCGGGTCGAGCCAGACCCAGCCGTAGCTGCGACCCGCCAGCAGTGCGGCGATGGCGAGGACAGAGGTCAGCGCATCCGCCAGAACGTGCAGATAGGCGGCGCGCAGATTGTTGTCGCGGTGCCCGGCGCGGGCGGCAGGCGCATCGTGATCGTGGCCGTGGTCATCATCATGCGCGTGGTCGTGGTGTTGATGACCATGGCCGCCGTGGTGGTGGTCGTGGTCGTCCTTGAGCAGCCAGGCGCTGGCGAGGTTCACCGCAAGGCCGATAATGGCCACGAAAATCGCCTCGTCGTAGCTGATCGGGACCGGACTGCGCAGCCGCACCAGACTTTCCCAGCCGATCAGCAGGGCGACGATGGCGAGGACGGTGGCACTGCCGAAAGCGGCGAGATCGCCGAGCTTGCCGGTTCCAAAGGTGAAGCGCGGGTTGCGCGCATGCCTGCGGGCGTAGCGATAGGCGAGTGCCGTGATGAGAAGCGCCGAGGCATGGGTGGACATGTGCCAGCCGTCGGCGAGCAGCGCCATGGACCCGTAGATGGAGCCCGCGGTGATCTCCGCGACCATCATGGTCGCAGTCAGCGCGATCACCAGCCAGGTGCGGCGTTCGTTGCGCGCGTGGTTCTCGCCGAGGAAGACGTGGTCGTGCGGTGTGGCGGCGTTCGGGTTCATTTCAGGTGCCTTCTCATGACTTCGATCAGCTCGTCCGCCCCGGCCTTGCGCTGGGCATCGCCTTCGACGTCGACAACGTGGTTGCGCAGGTGATCCTCGAGGAGTTCGACCACGAGGCCGTTCGTCGCCCCGCGGACCGAGGCGGCGAGGTTCAGGATTTCGGCGCAGGAGACTTCCGCCTCCAGCGCCCGTTCGATCGCCTCCATCTGCCCCTTCAGGCGGCGGACTCTGGCGAGAAGTTTGGATTTGTTCTGGACAGTGTGACCCATAGCATAGGGGGCTACCCTATATTCGCCCAGTCCACAATGCCGACTCCTCATCAGCGCGGTAGAAACTGATGCCAACCCCTCGCGAAACCATCCTCACCGCGCTGCACGCGCGGCTCCTGGCGCTGCCCGCCACCGCGCTACGCGGCGAGGTGCTGCCCGAGCGCGTTCCGGCCGAGGGGCTGCTGATCCTGCGCGACGGCGAGCCGGGGGAGCCTGAGGTCACGCTGTCGCCGCTGCGCTACCACTACCAACACCGCGCCGAGATCGAGGCTGTCGTTCAGGGCGCAAACCGAGACTCCGCCTTTGACACGCTGACCGCCAGCATCGGCACGGCGCTCGCCGCCGACCGCACGCTGGGCGGGCTCTGCGACTGGGTCGAGGCGGAAGCTCCGCGCCCGGTCGATCTGCCCGTCGAGGGGGCGGCCAGCCTGAAGGCCGCCGTGATCCCGGTGGTGCTGCACTTTTCAACGGCCGACCCGCTGGCCTGATCCAACCGACCATAGGAGAACACCATGGCACGAGCCCAGGGGGCGCGGGCGCTGATGGCGCTTGCGTTCGAGACGACCTATGGAACGCCGCCGGCCAGCGGCTTCACCCGCATGCCCTTCGCCAGCACGTCGCTGGGGGCGGAGCAGCCGCTGCTGAACTCGGAACTTCTGGGCTACGGCCGGGATCCGCTGGCACCGATCAAGGATGCGGTGACGGCCGACGGGGATGTTGTGGTGCCGCTGGACGCCGAGGCCTTCGGCTTCTGGCTGAAGGCCGCGTTCGGTGCGCCGACGACCACGGGCGTGGAAGCCCCGTACAGCCACGAGTTCCAGTCGGGGTCCTGGACACTCCCCAGCATGTCGATCGAGACCGGCATGCCCGAAGTGCCGCGGTACGCGATGTATTCTGGCTGCGTGCTCGACCAGATCACCTGGCAGATGCAGCGCTCGGGGTTGCTGACCGCGACGGCGCGGCTGGTCGCGCAGGGCGCGACGGTGAGCACCACGACCAGCGCGGGGCCACCGGCGGCGCTGGCGCTGGAGCGCCTTGGTCATTTCAACGGGGCGATCACCCGGAACGGCTCGGCCCTCGGCAATGTGGTCTCGGCCGAGATCACCTATGCCAACAACCTCGACCGGATCGAGACGATCCGCTCGGACGGGCGCATCGACGGGGCGGACCCGTCCATCGCCGCGCTGACCGGCCGGATCGAGGTGCGCTTCGCCGACCAGACGCTGGTGACACAGGCGATCAACGGCGAGGCCTGCGAGATGGAATTCGCCTACGTCCTGCCCTCGGGCGAGAGCTTCACCTTCACCGTGCACGCCGTCTACCTGCCGCGCCCGCGCATCGAGATCTCCGGGCCGCAGGGGGTGCAGGCGACCTTCGACTGGCAGGCCGCCCGCGACAGCGTCGTCGGCCGGATGTGCACCGCCACCCTCGTGAACGATGTGGAGACGTACTGATGCTGACGCTCGACCTTACCAACGCGCCGCGCTGGCATGACCTCACCCCCGGCGTCCGGGTGCCACCGCGCCCGCTGGCCACCGCACTGATGGCCGCGACGCGCCGCGATCCCTTGGTTGAAGCAGTCCCCGAGGAGGCTTCCGACGAGGAGCGCGCCGTCGCCTTCGCCAAGGCGCTGGCGCGGCGGGCGGTGCTCGCCTGGGAGGGCATTGGCGATGCCGATGGCAACGCGATCGACCCCAGCCCCGAGGCCATCGACGCGCTGCTCGATGTCTGGCCCATCTTCGAAGCGTTCCAGCTGACCTACGTCTCGAAGGGCCTGCTGCTGGAACAGGAAAAAAACGCCTCCGCGCTCTCGCCGAATGGTCCTTCGGCGGGGGCGAGCGCTACTGCCAAGCCTGCGCACCCTACGAGGGCCGCGAGCAAGCCTGCCCGGACTGCCCGGCGCGGCTGAACCGTCCGGAAACACTGGAGGGCTGGCAGGTCTGGGACCTCGTCGGCCGTCTGGGCGGCCAGCTGCGCGTGCTGCCCGGCGCGGTGATCGGCTGGGATATGTCGGCGGCGCTGGCGCTCGGTGGCGCGCTCAGCGTTCCGCCGCTCGCCATGGCCGAACTGTTGCCCGTCATCGAAGCGGTGATGGTCACCAAGCTCAACGAACAGATGGATCATTCCCATGGCTGAGAAGAGGGTCAGCGTCCGCCTCGCGGCCGTGGGCGGACGGCAGGTGCGCGTCGAACTCGAAGGCGTGGGCGAGGCTGGCGCGCGCGGCTTCGGACGGCTGAGCCGGGAGATGGAGGCGGCGAACGCCCGGCTCGCGGCTTTCTCGCGCCGGGTCCGGGTCGCGGCAGCCGCTGCCGTGGCCGCCGCAGCCGCCGCTGGCGTGGCGATGATCCGCTCTGGCCTCCAGACCGTCGATGCGCAGGCCAAGCTGGCGCAGTCCCTCGGCACCACGGTCGCCTCGATCCAGACGCTGGAGCGGGCGGGTGAACTGGCGGGCGTGTCGATGTCCGGCATCGAGCAGGCCACGAAGGATCTGACGCGCCGTCTCAGCCAGGCGGCCGCCGGGACCGGTCCCGCCGCCGATGCGCTGGACCGGCTCGGGCTTTCGGCCAACGAGCTGATCGCGCTCCCGCTGGACCAGCGCGTCGGCGCCATCAACGCCGCCATCGAGAACTTCGTGCCTGCCGCAGAGCGCGCGGCCGTCGCGGGTCAGCTCTTCGGCGAGGAAGGCTCCATCGCCATGTCGCGGATCGACACCGCGACGCTGCGGCAGGCGACGGAGGACGTGCTTGCCTTCGGGGTCGTGGTCTCCGAGCAGGACGCCGACCAGATCGAGCGGACGAACGATGCGATCTCCCGGCTCGGACTGATCTGGCGCGGGCTGTCGAACCAGCTGGCCGTCGCTGCGGCCCCCGCGCTGGAAGCGGTGGCGAACGCCATGGCAGCGGTCGCCAGCCGCACCGGGCCGCTCGGTATCGCGATCCGGGGTCTCTTCGACAACATCGGCCGCCTGACGACCTATGCCGCCACCTTCGCAGCCTTCCTCGCCGGTCGCTGGGTTGCGGGCATGGCCGCTGCGGCGCTCTCGGTCCGTGGCCTCGCCACAGCGCTGTTAGTCCTGCGCGGCGTACTGATCCGCACCGGCATCGGAGCGCTAATCGTCGGGGCGGGGGGAGCTGTACGTCAGGTCCCCCCCCCCCGCCCACCGGGGGGCGGCGTGCGGGGCCGCTGTCGGCTGCTGTCCGATCTGGCCTCCGAAGTCTGGGGCCGCGTGGGCCTCGCGCTCGACGCTTCTTTGGCCCGCATGGCTGCGGGATGGGAGGGGCTGAAGGCCACGGCGCTGACCGCGCTCGACGGCGCCATCACCAGCGTCGTCAGCTTCGGGGATCGCTCCGCGGCAATCTTTCAGGGCGCGTTCGACGCGATGAAGGCGATCTGGGGGCGTCTCCCGGGCGCGATCGGCGACTTCGCGTTCCAGGCGGCGAACGGGCTGATCGGCGGGGTCGAGGCGATGCTGAACGGCGTCGTCACCCGGATCAACAGCTTAATTTCGGCGCTGAACGGGGCACTGGATCTGCTTCCCGAATGGGCGACCGGTGAAGGCGGAGTGCGGATCGGCACGCTCGATCCGGTGGCGCTCGGCCGGATCGACAACCCGTTCACGGGCGCCGCCGAGGCGGCAGGCGCTGCGGCGGCCGATGCGTTTTCTGCGGCGCTAACGCGCAGCTATGTCGATGCGCCTGACCTCGGTCTTGGGGCGGCGGCCGAGGATGCCCGCGCCCGCGCTGATGGCTACCGCGATGCGGCCGGCATGCTGAGCGATGCCGCAACACGTCCGCTGGCGGCTTGGGATGCGCTGAAGGCTGCCGTCGCGGGCAGCGGGGCGGAGTCGGAAGCAGCCCTCCAGGATGCCGCGACCGCGGCGGCCGATCTGGGCACGGCGCTGGACGATGCCGGGCGCGCCGCGACGGATGCAGGGTCGGCTGCAGGTGCGGCGACCGCCGCAGCGAAGCCAGACGCCGAAGCAGCGGTCACCGGCTGGCAGGCGGTCACCGCGGCACTCTCCGACTACGCCAGCAAGGCGCGTCAGATTGGCGGCGATATCGGCCAGAGCCTCGTCGGCGCCTTCCAGTCGGCCGAGAACGCGGTCGGCGAGTTCGTGAAGACCGGCAAGCTGAATTTCCGCGATCTCGTCACCTCGCTCCTCGCCGACCTCGCCAAGCTGGCCGCGCGGCGTTTCATCCTGGGACCGATCGCCAACGCGCTGTCCGGTGCCCTTGGCGGCGCCGGCGGGATCTTCGCCAACATCCTTCATGCAGGCGGCATCGCCGGGGCCGCTGGCCCCTCGCGGGTGGTCCCGGCCATGGCTTTTGCCGCCGCCCCGCGAATGCATTCAGGCGGCATGGCGGGGCTACGCCACGACGAGGTGCCCGCGATCCTTCAGCGGGGCGAGCGGGTTCTCTCGCGGCGGGAGGCGCAGAGCTACGGCGCGGGCGGCGGCGTCAACGTCACCATCATGGCCCGCGACGCCGAGAGCTTCCGGCAGTCGCGCACACAGGTCGCGGCCGACATCGCCCGCGCCGTGTCGCTCGGGCGG